ATTGGAATAGCAACGATTGCACCCCCTTGAGTTTCAACAACCTAGGGGGTATTTCTGTGGAAAAGTATCATTATCTGTGGAAAACTACCTAAAATAAGGTATTAAATAGTAATATAAATATATGTCTGTTAAATATAAGGTTTTCCACAAGTATGTTTAAAAGGTATTAATTAGTGTGGAAATCATGTGGATATTGTTGTTATAAATGTGTTGTTAATCCTTGTCAGATATGTGTTAATTAATGCTTATAATCGTGCTGAGGTTTAGTGATCTTAGCGAGCATAACATCGAACGGAGTTCTTGTCAACTACTCGCTACACGGTTTGTAACATATAAGGGGTAAACGGTTGTTATTATATAAGAGGATTACAGTTGTTATCACTATAGGGGTTGCAATTTGCAGTGTTATAAGTTATAATTAGTATATGACAATTACTCGAAGGTTATGCACACTAACTCTGCGCCTAATTTGCAGCGCATTCGTGTTACTTTAGACTTTGAAGTTGATGGCAGTTCTTTTCATCCAAATCAGATAGATTACCACAGTCTATTTGATATAAACTTAGAGGAAGAGAAACTAACAATTAGCATCGAAGATTTGTCAGTTAACGTTGATACTTTATGGGAGCAATCTTACAGGCCTATGTGATAACAATTGAAATGACACTATGTAACATTGGGGGTTGACAGATTGCAGTCCTTATGTTATAATCTGAAATGACAGTATTGGGCGTTTCGTTGATGCCCGCCCGCGGCGCGATGCGTTATAAAAAAGTACCTAACGCTAACCTACAAAAGTCTGCTTTCGACATATAAAATTTCTCGCATAATTTTTCTATATAAAAAACCCCGCCTCAATATTTTTTTATGTACAGATTTTTCCGCCCTTGGGGTTTTTACGAAAACCATTTTGAAGATAGTGGGTATAAGTTAAAGAGATTAATAGTTAAGCCTAATCAGAAGTTATCATTACAGTACCACCATAAACGGTGTGAGCATTGGGTATGTGTTAAAGGGTATGGGAAGATAGTATTAGGGGAAGATACGCTAAACGCCTACCCAGGTAAATACTTTTACATACCTACCAAGGTGAATCACCGCATTATGGCAGGAGACAATGAGTTAGTAATCATCGAGGTACAGGTAGGTGATGAGTGTACAGAGGAAGATATTGTACGTTTAGAAGACGACTACGACAGAGTTTAATCCAATGAACATCAAGTATCTCAAAGAAAAGATAGAAGTATCCAAGGAACGGATAAGGGAGTTGGAAGTATTAATTGAGGCATGGGAATCTAATATACCTAAGAAGGGGTTCGGAGAAAAGAATGATGTAATAACTCCTACAACTAATGGTATTAGTGATGTATTATTGAGTGGTACATTAAAGGGTTATTATGATAGAATATAATTATCACGTATACTCTAAGGGAGAAGTGTTGTATGTTAATCTTACAGAGGCAGAATTTAATAGGAAGATAAGGGTATTAAAGAGTAGTGGTATTGATTATAGTTTTGAGAGAGTATTTTCAAAGTTACCTGCAGGTGATGATAGTTATTAATGTTAAAGGATCATATAGGCCCTAAGAAGGATTGGGATAGGAAACAGTGGTTAGATTATGCATGGAGGATGAAACATAATCCTTGGATAAGTGAGGAAGACCGTCAATATTGGAAAGATAAAATAGAAGAACTTAGATGAAATTAATTTCATCTATTAGTTGACAAACCATATACATACGGTGTATAATGAGAGTGATGAGTTAATTATTCATGGCAAAAGGATTTACAGTAAAAGCATCTGCTCCTAAGAAGAAAGAAGCAGAGTGGGACATAGATGCTATTAAAGCAAGAATGAAAGGAAAGAAGATAGTCTTCTGTCTACCAGGCAGAGGATGTTCTTATGTTTTCCTAAAGAACTTTGTTCAACTCTGCTTTGACATGGTTCAGAATGGAATGAGTATCCAGATCAGTCAGGATTACTCTTCTATGGTTAACTTTGCACGTTGCAAGGTATTAGGTGCTAATGTCTTACGTGGACCAGAGCAATTACCTTGGGATGGTAAGTTAGAGTATGACTATCAGTTGTGGATTGATAGTGACATCGTATTCACACCGGATAAGTTCTGGCAGTTATGTGATTTGTCAGTACCTGCGGAAGGTGACGAAAAAGGTATCACTGCTGGATGGTATGCTACTGAAGATGGTAGTACTACATCCGTTGCACACTGGTTGGAAGAAGACGACTTCCGTAAGAACGGTGGTGTTATGAACCACGAAACCGTAGAGACCATCTCTAAGCGTAAGAAGCCTTTCACAGTAGACTACACTGGTTTTGGTTGGGTTATGATTAAGAAGGGTGTCTTTGAAGATAAGAAGATTACCTATCCTTGGTTTGCCCCTAAGATGCAAGTCTTTGAAAGTGGTGCAGTTCAGGACATGTGTGGAGAGGACGTTAGTTTCTGTTTAGATGCTATCGAAGCTGGATATGATATCTGGTGCGATCCTCGGATACGTGTTGGACATGAGAAAACGAGGGTACTTTAAATCATGGCAAAGTCTACTGGAGTACTTGGTAACGAGATTAAGGATGCACGTCCGAAGAAAACTCGACAGGGCAAAGGCAAGCACACCAAATACGCGGCCTCGTCTCGAAACAAAGCACCTAAGAGGAATAGAGGACAAGGATGATAGATTATGAATTAATCAATGAGAAACTATCAAGCGGATTAACACTCCGCTTTGATGTAGGTCTCTCTTTTAATATGCCCAACGCTAGTAAATGGTTAAGTGATGACCCAAACGTCTATGTTATTGGAATCGAACCACATCCTAATAACTTTAAATCTTGTTGCTCGCACTTGGAGGCTCACCATGCGGGGAATAGATGTTACCTTATTGAAGCTGCTATTAGTGATGTCAGTGAATCCAGAGAACAAGATTTCTACGGACTTAGTGGAGATCCTGGCACTTCTTCTCTTTGTAGACCAATTGGACGATTTGAAAACCTCGTTGACAGGGTATATTCCGTCGAAACAATTAGTTTAGCATCAATTTTAGATAATTTAAATTGCGAAAAGGTAGATGTACTCAAGTCCGACACTCAAGGTAACGATTTAAAGGTAATGAAGAGTGCTGGAGAGCATTTAAAGAAGGTAGATTTCATCTATGCTGAGTATGATGAGTCTGATGACTATGAAGGAGGTAATACTGGTGAAGAGTTAGATGCCTATTTGGAAGAAATGGGATTTGAATGTTATGATCGCATATATGTACCAGAAAGAAATAACAAATTAGTTGACTGCGAATACAGAAATGTAAATAGTACTGCGGATAAACTAGGACCACGTTGGAATAGTAACTAAAATGACAACAGACAACGACTTTTTAGACAATCTAGGTGCTCATCAACACGATAAACTACTTCGTGAGATATGGGAAGATGATTTAACCCCTAGAAAGAAGAGAATTCATGATGGAGAACTCCATGAAAGGGCAGTAATACAGGATTTAGAGGATGAAGACCCCTATAATGTAGATGGAGAACTGTTTAATCCGAATAAACGTGTCTAAATAAAAGAAAATCATAGTATAAATGCCCGTCGAGAGAGTGTCGCGGGCTTTTAAAGACATTTCACTGTCTTTTAAGCCCCATCCTATTACTAGAGATGTAATTCCTCTCAAAAATGAGAGAGCAATCGCACGGTCTGTTAAAAATCTAATACTTACACAACTTACAGAACGCCCTTTTCAACCTAGTTTGGGTTCTAATGTAAGTGGAAGTCTTTTTGAGATAATGGACGCAGGTTCTGCTGCCGTTATTTCTAGTGAAATTCGTAATACTATCGATAATTTTGAGCCTAGAGTTGAATTACAGAATGTAGAGGTAACTCCTTACTACGATTCTAATGCATTTGACATAACTATTGTTTATACAATAATAGGAATCGACGTTCCAACTCAACAATTTAATTTTGTATTAGAATCATTCAGATAAATGCCTCTTACACAGTTTACAAACCTCGATTTCGAGGATATTAAGACTCAGATTAAGGATTATCTGAGAGCAAACAGTAATTTTACTGATTTTGACTTTGAAGGATCTAATATGTCGATCCTAATAGACACTTTAGCATATAATTCTTACATTACTGCTTACAATAGCAACATGGTTGCTAATGAAGTCTTCATTGATAGTGCAACATTAAGAGAAAACGTTGCTGCACTAGCAAGAAATGTCGGATATGTACCAAGAAGTAAAAAATCATCAAAAGCACAGGTAAGTTTCTTCATTGATACCTCATCTTACTCAGTTGCACCCCTTACATTAACATTAAAGTCAGGAATTGTAGCTGTTTCTAACACTTTTTCAAGTGAAAACTACAGTTTTGCCATAATGAATGACATTACTGTACCAGTTGTAGATAATATTGCTGAATTTACTAGTATTGACATCTATGAGGGGTCATATTTAACTAAAACTTTCACATATAGGGAAACTGGAGACAATGTTCCTATTGAAAAGTTCATTTTACCTAATAATGGCATTGATACATCAACAATTAAGGTAACAGTGTCTCCAAATAGCACTGCAACTAACTTAAAAACAGTTTATAAACTAACTGACAACATTATTGATGTAACTAACAACTCATTAATCTTCCTTTTACAAGAAGCAGCTGATGAGAAGTATGAAATCCTCTTTGGAGACGGTAAATTTGGTAAAAAACTCGAAGATTCTAATTTTATCAATGTACGTTACATTTCAACTAACGGAAAAGACGCAAATGGCGTAAATTCCTTTACATTTACTGGAAATATCCAAGATAACTCTGGAGTTACGGTAACCGAAGGAATTTCTTTATTAACAACAACTGATTCTGCAAGAAATGGCGCAGATATTGAAACTGTACAATCAATTAAGAAATATGCACCTTTAGTTTACTCTGCTCAGAACCGTGCAGTGACTGCTGAGGACTATAAAGCAATAATTGCTAACATTTACACTAATACTGAATCAGTTTCTGTTTATGGTGGAGAAGATACAGAACCACCACAATTCGGAAAAGTCT